ACGGCGAAGCGACCTATGAGCTGTCGCTGGCGTCCGCCGGGCGGCTCGAGTTCACGGCGCTCTGATGGCCAATCCTCACGCAGGGGAAGTGGGGCTGGTCATCGACGGCGAGCGGTATGTGCTGAAGCTTACGCTTGGCGCTTTGGCCGAGCTCGAGGGGGAGCTCGGCGCGGGGACGCTCGTCGAGCTTGTCGAGCGGTTCGAGGCGGGGCGGTTCTCCACCAGGGACGTGCTGATGCTGATCGTCGCGGGGTTGCGCGGCGGGGGGTGGCGGGGGTCGTCCCGCGATCTCCTGTCAGCGGAGATCGAGGGCGGCCCGGTGGAGGCGGCGCGGACGGCGGGTCTTCTGCTTTCGCGCGCGTTCCGGGTGCCCGGGGGATGAGCGCCTTCGACTGGGCGGCTCTCATGCGGGCGGGGATGCGGGGGTTGGGCCTCAGGCCCGAGGAGTTCTGGAGGCTGACGCCGGGGGAGCTGGCGTTCCTGCTGGGGCATGGGGGCCGGGCGCCGCTCACGCGCGCGCGGCTTCATGAACTGGCGGCGGCTTGGCCGGACAGGGAGACGGGAAATGGATGATGTGGACGGGATCGACACGTTCGACGACCAGGTGGCGGCCTTGGAGCGGTCGCTTGGCGGGGCGGCGGGAATGGCGGCGGCCTTCGAGCGCGAGGTGGCGCGGATGGGCGAGAGCCTTGCCGATGCGGGGCGCGAGGCCGGGGGTCTGTCGCGCGGGATCAGCGGGGGGCTAAGGCGGTCCTTCGACGGGCTGATCTTCGACGGGATGAAGCTGTCGGACGCCATGAAGGGCGTGGGCCAGTCCCTTGTGAACGCGGCCTATTCCGCGGCGATCCGACCGGTGACGAGCGGGCTCGGCGGGCTGATCGCGGGCGGGGTCGAGGGGCTGATCGGCGCGGTCTCGGGCTTCGAGAAGGGCGGGAGTTTCGCGCAAGGCCGCGTGATGCCCTTCGCCACGGGCGGGATCGTGAGCGGGCCGGTGACCTTCCCGATGCGGGGGGGCATGGGGCTCATGGGCGAGGCGGGACCCGAGGCGATCATGCCGCTGACGCGCGGTGCGGACGGGCGGCTGGGCGTTGCCGCGCAAGGCGGCGGGCGGCCGGTGAACTTGACGATGAACGTGACGACGCCGGACGTGGAGGGCTTCGCGCGGTCGCGGAGCCAGATCGCGGCGCAGGTGAGCCGGGTGATCGCGCGCGGCCGGCGCAATCTCTGAAGGGGAGAGCAGATGGCGTTTCACGAGGTGCGGTTTCCCGCGAACCTGAGCTTCGGCTCTGTCGGCGGGCCGGAGCGGCGGACTGAGGTGGTGACGCTCGCCAACGGCTACGAGGAGCGGAACACGCCCTGGGCGCATTCGCGCCGGCGCTACGACGCCGGGGCGGGGATGCGGTCGCTCGACGATATCGAGGCGCTGGTCGCGTTCTTCGAGGCGCGGCGCGGGCGGATGCACGGGTTCCGGTGGAAGGACTGGGGGGATTTCAAGTCTTGCCTCCCGTCGCAGGTGGTGGGGTTCGAGGACCAGGTCATCGGGATCGGTGACGGGGTCCGCACGGCGTTCCAGCTCACGAAGACCTACCGGTCGGGGGCACAGGATTATGTGCGGCCGGTGAAGAAGCCCGTAGTGGGTACGATCCGGATCGGCGTGCAGGGCGATCCACAGGTGGAGACCGTCCACTATACGGTCGACGGGTCCACGGGCGTCGTGAGTTTCGGGACCGCTCCCGACGTGGGGGTGGAGGTCACCGCGGGCTTCGAGTTCGACGTGCCCGTGCGGTTCGATACGGACCTGATCCAGGTTTCGGTCGCAAGCTTCCAGGCCGGCGACCTGCCGGCCGTGCCGGTGGTGGAGGTGCGGCTGTGAGCGGGGCGGCGGGGCTGGCCGCGCATCTGGCATCGGGGTCGACGACGGTCTGCCGCTGCTGGCGGGTGATCCGGGCGGACGGAGTGGCCTACGGGTTCACCGATCACGACGAGGGGGTCGTATTCGGAGAGCAGGTGTTCCGCCCGGACTCGGGCATGACCGCGCGGGCGCTCGAGCAGCGGACGGGGCTTTCGGTCGACAATTCCGAGGTGGTGGGCGTCCTGAGCGATGCGGCGATCGCCGAGGAGGACGTGGTCGCGGGGCGGTTCGACGGGGCCTCGGTCGAGGCGTGGCTTGTCAACTGGATGGAGCCAGAGGCGCGAATGCTCCAGTTCCGGGGGACGCTTGGGGAAATCGAGCGGTCGGGTGCGGAATTCCGCGCCGAGTTGCGGGGGCTCGCCGAGGCGCTGAACCAGCCGCAGGGGTTCGTCTACCAGAGCCCGTGTTCTGCCGTTCTCGGGGATGAGCGGTGCCGGGTGGACCTCGACGCTCCGGGCATGGCGCTCGAGGTGGGCGTGATCGAGGTGGCGAACGCCCGGACCTTCCGCGTGCTGCCCGAGGTGGGCTTCGCGGAGCGCTGGTTCGAGAGGGGGAAGCTGACGGTTCTGTCGGGGGACGCGGCAGGTCTGGTCGGGGCGATCAAGGCCGACCGCGTGATCCAGGAGGGACGGGAGATCGAGCTCTGGGAAGAGGTTCGGGCCAACCTGCGCGCAGGCGATGCGGTCCGGATCGAGGCCGGCTGCGACAAGCGCGCGGAGACCTGCCGGGTGAAGTTCGGCAACTTCATCAACTTCCGTGGCTTTCCTCACGTCCCGGGAGAGGACTGGCAAATGGCCTATCCGACGCGGCAGGAGCAGAACGACGGCGGGAGCCTCAACCGGTGAGCCGTGTCGTGGAGATCGCGCGGAGCTGGATCGGGACGCCCTATCTGCATCAGGCGTCGTGTCGAGGCGCGGGGGCCGACTGTCTCGGGTTGGTGCGAGGGGTGTGGCGGGAGCTTCTCGGCGCGGAACCGGTTCGCGTCCCGGCCTATGCGCCCGACTGGAGTGAGGCGCGGCGCGAAGAGGCGCTGTGGGAGGCGGCCCGACGGCATCTCGTCGCGAGAGAGGTGCCCGGACCGGGCGATGTGCTTCTGTTTCGGATGAGGGACCGTTCGGTGGCCAAGCATCTCGGAATCCTGACCGAAGGCGGCGCGCGGCCGCGGTTCATCCACGCCTATAGCGGCCATGGCGTGGTGGAAAACAGCCTTTCCGAACCGTGGCGGCGGCGGATCGTGGCAACTTTCGCGTTTCCCGGAGGAGCTGACTGATGGCGACCATCGTGCTTTCGGCGGCAGGCGCCGCCCTTGGGGGAGCGCTGGGCGGCAGCGTGCTGGGCCTGTCCGCCGCGGTGATCGGGCGGGCGGTCGGCGCGACGCTCGGCAACGTGATCGACCAGCGGCTTCTGGGATCCGGGGGGGCGGCCGTGGAGACGGGCCGGATCGAGCGGTTCCGGCTGAACGGCGCAAGCGAGGGCTCGCCGGTCCCCCTTGTCTTCGGACGCATGCGGGTTGGGGGACAGGTCATCTGGGCGTCGCGCTTCGAGGAGCGCAAGGAGACCACCGGGGGTGGGAAAGGCCGTCCGCCTCGACCGAAGGTGACGAGCTACTCCTATGTCGTGAGCCTTGCGATCGCGCTTGGCGAGGGAGAGATCGCACGGGTGGGGCGTATCTGGGCGGACGGAACGGAGATCGCTCCCGACGAGATCACCCTGCGTGTCTACACCGGGTCCGAGGACCAGCTGCCGGATCCGAAGATCGAGGCCGTCGAGGGCGCGGGGCTGGCGCCGGCCTATCGGGGGATCGCCTATGTGGTGATCGAGGACCTCGACCTCTCCCCCTTCGGCAACCGTGTCCCCCAGTTCAACTTCGAGGTCGTCCGTCCCGAGCCCGAGGGACAGGACGGCGTGCCGGATGTCTCGCGGCTTGTCCGTGGGGTCGCCATGATGCCGGGCACGGGGGAATATGCGCTGGCGACGACGCCCGTGCATTACTCCTTTGGCCCCGGAAAGAACCGTTCGGCCAACGTGCATACCCCGGGCGGAGAGACCGACTTCACCGTGTCTCTGCGTGCGCTGCGGGCGGAGGTGCCGGCGTGCCGCGCCGCGTCGCTGATCGTGTCATGGTTCGGGGACGACCTGCGCTGCGGATCCTGCGCGGTCAAGCCGAAGGTCGAGCAGCGCGATCACGATGGGGAGGGCATGCCTTGGCGTGCCGGAGGGCTGTCCCGCGCTCAGGCCGAGATCATCGCGCAGGTCGAAGGGCGGCCGGTCTACGGCGGAACCCCATCGGACAGCTCGGTGATCGAGTCGATCAGAGCGATGCGGGACGAAGGGCTCGACGTGATGTTCTACCCGTTCCTGCTTATGGAACAGGGACCGGGGAACGGTCTTCCCGATCCATGGAGCGATGCGGAGGATCAGCCGGTCTACCCGTGGAGAGGGCGCATCACCTTGTCCGAAGCACCGGGGCGATCGGGGTCGCCCGACGGGACCGCATCGGCCGAGGCGCAGGTTGCGGCCTTCTTCGGAGCGGCGGCACCGTCGGACTTCTCGGTGGTCGGGGACCGGGTCGAGTATTCGGGGCCGGAGGACTTCGGCTACCGCCGGTTCATCCTTCACTACGCGCATCTCTGTGCGCTGGCGGGTGGGATCGAGTCGTTCTGCGTGGGCTCCGAGATGCGGGGTCTCACCCAGATCCGGGGGACGGGAAACTCCTTCCCAGCGGTTGTCGCATTTCGCCAGCTGGCTGCGGAAGTGCGAGCGATCCTCGGGCCCGAGGTCAAGATCGGGTACGCCGCGGACTGGTCCGAGTACTTCGGTTACCAGCCGCAGGACGGATCGGGCGACGTCTATTTCCATCTCGACCCGTTGTGGTCGGACGAGAACGTCGATTTCGTGGGGATCGACAATTACATGCCCCTGTCCGACTGGCGGACCAGCGATGTCCAGGCCGACGACGTCTGGGGGAGCATCCATAACCTCGACTATCTCAGGGCGAACATCGAAGGCGGAGAGGGCTTCGACTGGTTTTACCACGCGCCGGAGGCGGCTGCGGTCCAATTGCGCACGCCGATCACGGACGGGGCCTACGGGGAGCCGTGGGTCTTTCGCTACAAGGACCTGCGCTCGTGGTGGTCGGAGTTGCATCACGAGCGGATCGGGGGCGTGAGGCAGGCCGTGCCGACGGGGTGGGTCCCGCGCTCGAAGCCGTTCCGGTTCACCGAATACGGCTGCCCCGCGGTCGACCGGGGAACGAACGAGCCGAACAAGTTCGTCGATCCCAAGTCGTCCGAGTCTTCGCTGCCCAAGTATTCCACCGGGCGTCGGGACGACCTGAT